CAAGCACAGGCTGATCTGTTCAGTGATATGGAAGAGCGCGATGGTCATATCTTTTCAGAAATGGATAAACGTAAAAAAGGCTTGAATGGTTTATCTTGGGGAGTGAAGCCACCAAAAAATGCAACAGAAGCCGAACGTAAAATTGCTGAAGAAATTGCTGAGTGGATTGATGACATCAAAGATTTTGAGATGTTCTTATTCGATGCAATGGATGGTATCGGTCATAGCTATAGCTGTCAGCCGATAGATTGGCATCAATTGGGCAGTTTATGGTTGCCTAAAAGTTTTGATCATGTAAACCCTCGTAATTTTATGACTCCATATAACCGACCTAATGAGCTACGTCTCAATGATGGTTCACCAGAGGGTGCGGATTTTTGGGACTTTGGTTGGTTTATTCATCGCCATAAAGCGAAGTCTGGTTATATTGCCCGTTCAGGTTTACATCGTGTGCTTGCATGGCCGTTCTTATTTAAAAACTATGGCATCCGCGATGTCATGGAGTTTCTTGAAACTTATGGTTTGCCTAGCAAGATTGGTAAGTATCCAAGTGGTGCAACAGAAACCGAAAAATTGACGTTATTGCGTGCTGTCATGAGTATTGGACGTAATGCTGGTGGCATCATTCCGAATGGTATGAGTATTGATTTTGAGCAAGCTACAGATGGTGATACGAAAAACCATTTTGATCTTGTGAAATGGTGTGAGCAAACTCAATCCAAAGTTATTGTAGGCGGTACATTACTTTCTCAAGCCGATGGTAAAACCAGTACAAACGCCCAAAGCCAAACTCATGAGATTCAGTTTGAAAAATTAATTAAATCAGATGCTAAACAACTTGCACGTTCAATCAATGATACTTTGATCAAATATTTAATGCGGTTGAACTATCCAGAAATCACACCTGATCGCTACCCATCATTTTACTTTGACACGACTGACACTGAAGACATGGAAGTCTTTAGTGAGGCTTTGCCTAAACTGGTTGAAATCGGCTTTAAAATTCCGCGTGCTTGGGGACATAAAAAACTTGGCATACCTGAGCCTGCGGATGATAAAGAGCCAGTGTTGGAAGTTGTGCAACCTGTAAATCCAACAGTTCCTAATTTGGCAGCCAATACTTATTTACCTCAATTGTTGAATGGTCTCATTGCTGCCAATAATCAGATTCCCGTTGATGAACAAGCCATTCAGATTTTATTGAATGATCAAGCCAAGCAAGCACAAAAAACTTCTGAAGCATGGTTACAAGATTTAATTGCTAAGATTCAGGCTGGTGAAAGTGATGAAGAAATACTTGCTGTATTGTCTGATCTTTATCCGACTGAAGATGAGCCAGCACTTCAGGAAAAGCTGACTCGACTATTTTTTGCTGCCGAAGTTTTTGGACGTTTAGGCGCTCAGGCTGAGGCAGAAAATGACTAAAGTACCTCAACGCCCAGAATTGAATGCATTATTCAATTCACCACCTGAAGATGCGATTGCCTACCTAAAGTCCAAAGGTTTTAAGATCGGCTGGGACTGGCATGAAACTTTGGATGAAGCGCATAGTCGCGCCTTTACTGTTGCTAAGGTTGCTCGAATTGATCTGCTACAAGACATCCGAAAATCATTAATTACTGCACTGGAGCAAGGTCAAAACTTAGAACAATGGAAAGCTGCCATTACACCAACTTTGCAACAAAAAGGTTGGTGGGGAAAACAGACCGTCATCAATCCAGTTGGTATCGAGCAAACTGTACAACTGGGTAGCCCACGTCGCTTAAAAACCATTTTTGATACCAATGTACATAAAAGCCTTGCAGCTGGTCGCTACAAGGCATTGATGGCAACAGTTGATACTCGCCCCCTTTGGGAGTGGGTGCATATTTCAATCACAAACCCAAGAAAAACACATTTAGCACGTAATGGTGAGACGCGCCGCTATGATGATCCATTTTGGCAATATGCCTACCCACCGACGGAATGGGGCTGTAAGTGTAAAGTCCGTGCACGTCGTGCCAGTGATGCTGATGCCTTGGATTTAAATGTTGTTGAAACCCAACCTGAAGATATTGAACAGCATCAGGTTGTGATTGGGAAAAGTAGTTTTACTGGTCAGGATGCTGTTGCTACTCAGACTCGTATTCGTATCAAACAAGCTGACGGTCAAATCACTTATTTCTCGCCTGCGGTTGGTTTTAATAGTCATCCAGCTTCTAGTTATTTGCTCGATGTAGAACTGACCAAGCGAGCTGCTGATCTGCTCGGTGCACAGAAAGGTTTAGAACAGGTTCAGCAAATGTTACTCAGCCAGCCTAGACTCAAAGCACATGAGGCATTTGTTAAAAATGCAGTCAGTTTTGGCAAGCAACAAAACAAGACCAGTACTGTTGGTGTAATTAGTCTGCGTGATATTGAATTTTTGACGAAAAAAAATGTTGCTGTAGAGAGTCCTATTCTGACGATCTCAGACCATCTTCTTGTTGGTCAAAAAGCCAAGCGTCATGGTGCTGCTGGTAATGCACCGACTCTAATTGAATGGCTGGTTTTGCCTGAAGATATTACGCGGCTTGACCGTGTTTTATGGGATGTTAGCAATGAAAGTATGTTGTATCTCTTGCCTGTTATGGCTGAGGATTTAAGTGGTTACACCGATGAGTTTTTAAAGCTTTCGATTCGTTCGAAAAATGGTGTGATGGAGATTGTGAGTATTTTTAAAGTTCAAAAGAGAGCTATCGTAGATGGTTTAAATGCGAATTTTTATGAGGTTATTAGATGATTAAGGCGGTGGACGACTTGCACGTCATAACACTGAATTAACCGTGACCTTTCTATTAGGAAACTACCGCCTTAAGGACAGTATAAATTATGAGCGTTATACAAATCAATAATCAAGCCCTGATTGATCGCATGGAGTTGGTTGCAAGCCGTTTACTTGATACCAGTCCATTAGCCGCTGCGATTGCTGGAACGTTTGCAACAGTTACCGATGATAATTTTGATATGGGTGGTCGACCTGAATGGGCTGGTCGAACTGCTGTGACATTAAAAATCTATGAGCGTAAAGGAATTAAATACGGGGGTGTTTTACAAGTTTCAGGAAATTTAAGAGCCAGAGTTGTCACCAGTCATACTCAGGATGAGGCAGTAATTAGTAATAACATGCCTTATGCCGCAGCGATGCATTTTGGGATCAAACAAGGTGCTTCAGGTAAAACTTCTCGCGGTGCACCAATTCCGTTTGGTGATATTCAACCACGTCCATTTATGCCAATGGATACAGATGGCAACATGCAACCTGAAGCAGAGCGTGAAGTTTTTATGGACGTAGATCACTACTGGCACAAAATATTTAATCCATAAAAATAAACGGAAGTCTTTCCGCCTAATAATAAAAAGCTGGCGATGCGATATTGCCAGCATGAAAAAGACCTTATTAGTAGCCGCGTGCTCATTCGCCCTCGATGCGACATCACCACATCTTGTACTGATTCCTGAAGGAATCTTTCGAGGTATCGATGGTCGTCCAACTGACGCCCCACACTGGGAACTTACTCCAGAGCGTGGTCGTCAAATTGCCGCCGCATTAAATCAACGCTCTATCGATCTAGTGGTTGACTATGAACACGCGACTTTAAAAGCTCAAGAGTCTGGTGATCCTGCACCAGCGTCTGGTTGGCTCAAGCCTGCTGGATTTCAATATATCGATGGAGTTGGGTTATGTAGCACGATCTTTGAATGGACTTCGGCAGCAAAAGGATATATTGAGGCTAAGGAATATAAATACACTTCGCCTGTTTTCTTCTACAACAAAGCTGGTGAAGTCCTCGGACTTCATAGCTTCGCCTTAACCAATACCCCGAATTTAGACACCTTGCCCGAAGCACGTCTTGCTGCTGCGGCTCAGGACTTTTTGTCTCAACAATCCGATGAGGACTCAACAATGAAAGAGTTTTTAGAACTCATGCGTAAATGTCTGGGGCTGCCCGAAACAGCAACAGAACAAGAGTTATTAACTGCTGCAAATAGCGCATTTGCGAAAATGGATGGCGCTTTTGGAACGACTTTAGTTGCTGGTCAGGCACTTTCAATTGCGATTGATAAGGCTATTGAAGTAAAGAGCGCCGCCAATAGCCAAGCACCCGATCTTACGCAGTATGTACCAATTACGGTTTATCAAGAAGCAATTGCCAGTGCTACTACTGTGGCTGCGAATGCAGCAAGCAAGGAATTGGATGATCTGATTATTGCAGCTTGTGCAGATGGACGATTAACGGGTGAAGCAACAGTTAATTGGGCAAAAGAACAAGCAAAGACCAATCCTGAGTTTATTAAAAAACATATTGAAAGCTTGCCAAAAATTGCCGCTTTGTCTCAGAAGCAAACGACTGCAACCAATATTGCTGCAAATGGTCAGCAAGGTAACGGTCAAGAACAATTTACCCCTGAAGCGCTGGCTGTTGCGGCTCAAATGGGTGTTGATTTAGGAGCACAACAATAATGGGCAGTATTTTAAATCAAGATGAGCGCCAAACACCCCTCCGTGAGTTGGGGCTATTTAGCGTGCCAGTGAAAGCTGGTGTTGTAATTTTAGCTGGATTTGCAGCAGCAGTTGATGCAACTGGTTTTGCTGTACCTGTTACAGCTGCTACAGGGCTGACCTATTTAGGTCGTTATGAAGACAGTGTTGATAACACTGATGGTTCAGATGGTGATGTGTACGTATTAGTCCGAAATGCTTGTGCTTTTCAATTTGCTAATAGTACGACTGATCCTGTAACGCAGGCATCTTTTGGGAAGCCTTGTTTTTTAGAAGATGGTGAAACAGTTGCTGAAACAGATGCTACTGGAACACTTTCTCCAGCTGGTCGCGTCGTTGGAATTGACGAAAATGGAGTATGGGTAGAATGAACGTAAATGGTGCAGCACTTAATGCTATTTTCTTGAACCTCAGTAAAGTTTTTAACCAAACTTTTAATGATGTTCCTGTTGAATATACTGCAATCGCCATGACTGTGCCGAGTAATGGCGCATATGTAGATTATCGTTGGTTAGCTAACTTTCCGCAGATGAAAGAATGGATCGGTAAGAAACATATTACCAAACTAGCCGAATACGACTACGTGATTCGCAATAAAGATTTTGCAGCAACAATCGAAGTCCGTCGAAATGATATTGAAGATGATCAGTTAGGTATTTATAAGCCTCAAGCAGAATCTGCTGCATGGTCAGCTAAACAACATCCTGATGAGTTGGTCTTTGCGGCTGTTAATGATGCATTTTCATCAAAATGCTTCGATGGTCAACCTATGATTTCAACAAGTCATAAGGTTGGGAAAACCAATGTCAGCAATAAGGGCACGAAAAAACTATCCATTGAAACCTTGGCAAAAGCACAAGCTTCATTTGGTGCTGCGCGTACAGCAATGCGTAAGTTTAAAGATGAGTCTGGTCGTCCTTTAAATATCACACCAAATGTGCTGTTAGTCCCAGCTGCACTTGAAGATATTGCAAACGCATTAATGACCGTTGATCGTTTGGAAGATGGCAAGCCAAATCCTTACAAAGGTACAGCCAAAGTACAAGTGTCGGCACGTTTGACTGATGACAATGCATGGTTCTTACTCGATACCACTAAACCTGTTAAGCCTTTTGTATATCAAGTACGTAAGAAACCAGTATTTGTGCAGCAGACGAGTATGGAGTCACCATCTGTATTTATGGAGGGTGTTTTCTACTTTGGTGCTGAAGCGCGTGGGGCTTCAGGTTATGGCTTCTGGCAAACGGTTTACGGATCGACTGGTACGGAGGCATAAACCATGTATGTAACGGTAGATGCGATGGTTAGAAAGTTTGGTGAATCTGAACTTGTGACTCTGACTGACAATGAACGTCCTTATCAAGATGTGATTAATCATGACAAGCTTCAAGCTGCTATGGATGCTGCTAATACTGAGATTGATTGCTACATCGCTGGTCGTTATAAGCTACCGTTACAAACCATCCCTCCTTTTTTAACCGATCTAGCCTGCAATATGGCTCGCTATCATGCGTGTCTAGGCAATGTTGCTACCAATGGCGACATTCAGATGCGTTATGACAGTGCCATTAAGGTGTTAGAATGGCTTAGTTTTCCTTTAATTCAGTTAGGTGGTTCACCAGCTGGTGAAAGTGAGCCAGTAAAAACCTCATCTAACAATGTGATTCTTGCAGTTGGTCGTCGTGATTTTGGAGGGCGTAACTGGTGAATCTCAACCTATCGATTATTGAACAAGCCATTAAGGATTTAATCAAAGCGCAAAATTGGGATTATGTGCGTGAAATCAAAACTTATGCTGGTGAGTTTGATGATGACATTAATGCTGTCATTCGTCGTTTCCCTGCAATTTGGATCACATTTCAAGGTAGTAAATCACCTGAAAAAATTAGCCAGAACAAAACACGCATACCCATTACTTTTGTTGTTCTTGTTGGTTCTTATTCTGTAAGGAATGAAGAGGTACAACGTCAAGGTGATGCTGTCAGCATTGGTACTTATCAAATGTTGGCAGATATTCAAAATCTACTCACTGAAAATGATTTGTCTAGTCGATGTATTGAGGGTTTAGCTCCTTTAGAGCTAGGTCGAGTCAAGACCATATTTAATACCAAGACTAAAGATGACTCTATTAGCGTCTTATCTCAAGAATTCCATACCAGTTATGTATTGACTGCTTCAGATCGGGATCGTGAAGAAGCTGCAACTGAAGCTGAAATACACCGTATTAATGTCGACTATTACTTTGAACCAGATGATGGTTTCAAAGATGCGTCTGATTTAATTGAATTAAAGGAAAACTAAGCCATGCCTATTCCTAATCTTGGTATTAAAACCCCAGGCACTTATTTGAACGTCAATATCAATACTCAGCGCTCTGGACTGCCTCAAAATATCCAGAAGGTACTTTTTATTACTACCGATGATCAGCAACCGATTGGTGAAAATCCTATCATGCCAGTAAGCATCTACGATAAAGCTCAAGCAGATAATACGTTTGGTGAAAACAGTGTGGCTGGTCGAATGATTACTGCTGCGATTAAAACCAATCGTTTTGTGGATGTGCAATGCTTGGGAAAGTATCAGGAACCAGCTTAGATTGTTCACCAGTTTCTGGATTAGTTTGGGCAAATAATATTTATCCTAACTCTAGTGGAACTTTAACCTTTGATCTAAGCGCACCAAACCATAATGTTTCAGTTAGTAATGCATCTTTTGAGTTTGTTGAGATTCTTAATCAAAACATGCAAGCAATTTTCATTATGTTTTTAAATGAGTTAGTTACAGCTTATCCGTTTATTAAAATTCTTGGAATTAACAGTAGTCCAGAAAGCACCTATCACTTTGAAGCAGCGCCCGATTTTAATGGCAATTATCTTCTGTATAGCCAAAATGGTGATTTTGAAAGTGATCCAATTACATTAACCCTAAAAGCAGCGCTATCTAATCCAATTGATGATTTATATCCACATTTGGGTGGTGAATCTTTACCACCTCAAATGTCAATTCACACTTGCGGATTACACGAAATCCTTGCCTAAGTTATGGTGAAAATATGCCTATTCTTCAAGATACAATCGCTCCACTCGGACACACAATTATTGCTTTATCAACGCCACCAGATTCTCCAGCAACATTAGCTGATTGGATTGATCACATAAACTCTGTGAGTGATGCAATCAATCAAAAACCAGCTATTCTTGTCATCCCATTTTCAAATATTGAAGATGCTGAAGACTTTGCTGCACAAGCACCAGTTGAAACTTCATATCGAGTACTTTGTGTTTGTTATCATGGTGCAAATGGTCAAGAAGCTGAGCTTGCTGGTGCTATGGCTGCGGCTTTGGCTGACTCAGCTGATCCAGCTGTTCCGTTTAACGGTGTTAATTTAGGTGGAATCACACCAGTTGAAGATCAATATCGACTTACGTTTGAGCGTATTGAACTAGCGCTCAACCGTGGTGTTTGTATGATTGATACTGGAGCAGACGGCAAGCCTGAAATTGTACGTGCGGTATCAACTTATCGAATCAATCCTGATTCTGGTATCGATGATGATTTGATGCTTGATATTAATGGTGCATTGGTCATTGACTATACGCGTAAAGTCGTTCGTGCTGACCTAGCAAAAGAACGTCGTCGCAAAAACACAGCAGCTCAACGTCGCAATGTACGATCTATCATCGGATGAGTTGACCGTTACGGAACATTCAACAGACCGTTATGCTGTTAAAGCAAAAATTCCAGCTGATTGGGTGCGCGGTATGCATGTCATAGACGGTACACTCGATGTCTACTAAGTTGTTCTAAACCAACCTTGAAGCCTGCAAATTGCAGGCTTTAATATTTGTGGAAGTCTTTCCGCCTAATACTAGAAATCTTTATTTATCAAAATAGCCTCATGATTTTATGAGGTCTCTTAAAA